CCGCACGGCCAACGGGTGGCCGGGCGGTTGTGGTGGCCTGCTGGCCGATCAGGCGGCCGGGCGGCCGTCGATGTAGAGCGCTTCGCGGTTGGCGGCCTTGAGCACTTCCACGCCGAACTGCATGGACGTGAACTCGGTCCCTTCCTGAATCACCGGGATCTCGCCCGATGGCGTGAGCGTGACCTTTGGCATGTACCAGTCGCGGTTGGTGCCGCTGGCGTTGTCGGCGATCACGCGCAGGGCGCCCGAGACTTCGGCGGTGCTGCCGCTCTTGACGCGGGTCCAGGTCTTGGCGGGGGCAACGTAGCCCACATGCACCGCGGTGGACGAGGTGATGGCGCCACCGGCCAGGATCTGCAGGCGGCCGAGGTCCAGATCGGTCTGGTAATCGGTGCCGAGCACGTAGGCGGCGCCGCCGGCTGCGGGCTCCACGACCACGGTGGTGATGTTGCGCACGCCGGCAGGAGCATCGTCGTCCACGCCGAGCTGGTACACGCGGCCGGGCAGCACGGTGTGGGCTTCGTCCACCACGGTGGCCGAGCCTTGCGTCTGCGTTTCGGATGAGCCGGAAACGAACAGCGCGAGGTTGTCGGTGCTGAAGTTGTCGCAGGTGAGCGAGCCGGTGCGGTTGACGCGCACGATCAGCGCGGCGTCTTTTTCTGCGAGGCCGGCTTCGCTGGAGAAGTGTTCGGCCTTTTCGGTTTCAGCGGTGAAGGTGAAGCCGGGGCAGTTGCCGAGCGGGATCTCGCCGGTGGGGGCGCCGTTGGCGTCGAAGCGGTCGAAATACACCCGACCGCGGGGGATGGCGTATTCGTTGGTGACGTGGACGATGGGCATGGTGTGGGCTCCTGGGTCTGTTGGGTTTGGTGTGTCGAGAGGCTTGCCGGGTGGGTTCAGTTCTGGCCCATGTAGGTGGCTGCACTGGTGAACCCGAGTTCGTAGCCGGCCACGCCGGCATCAGAAAACAGGGCTTCGCTCACGCGCTGCAGGGCCATGGGTTCCCAGTTGCGCCCGCCTTGGGAGCCTGGGCGCCAGTTGTGCAGCGCGCCCACGGTGGCGGCGAACACGGCGTCGAGCGCGTCGGCCACGCCGTCTGCGCGCCGCGCCATGATCGTGACCGTGTATTCGGGCGAGATCAGCGCGGCGCCGGTCTTGCGGTCTGCCACGGCGGCGGCCGTGCAGCGCACGTCAATCGCTGGAAAGCCCTTGCGGTCTGCGGCCTCCAGCGAGGTGCGCACCTCCCAGCCGGCAAGGGCTGGAAGCGCGGCCAGGCGGGCGGCGATGGCGGGCACAAGGGCAAGCATGGGTCAGGCTCCGGCGGGGTACAGGGTGACGACGCTCCAGCCGCTGCCATCGGGTTCGATGCGCTCGACCGTGTGGCTTTCGCCATCGATCAAGACGCCATCACCCTGGCGCAGCTCGCTCACGCGCTCGGTGGGCACGCGGCACTGCGGCTGGCTGGCTTCGCTCACGCCATCGCCGAACGGCGCCGCATAGGGCGCGTCGAAGATGACGGGCACCGCCTCGCCACCACCTGGCAACTCCATACTGGCGTTGGACAGGTGGGCCTGCGCTGCCGCGTTGACGCGGTTTTGCAGGGCAGCGAAGCGGGGAGCGGTGGCCACGGCGGGGATGCCTCTCGGTGTGGTTATCAGGCCACGGTGCCGGGCACGCCGGTGAACATGACATTCAGCTCGGTGGCGCCGTTGCCGGCAGCTTCCCAGGCCACGGCCGATGCGCCGGACACGTCGCCGGTGGCGGGCGTGGCGAGGTTGTCGTCAAACTTTGCTGCAGACACGTCCCACACCAGGCTCTCGCCCTGGGCGATGACGGCGGCGGTGACTTTGGGCACGGTGAAGACGCCCTTGGTGGCCATTTCGCCGGTTGCGGCGTTGGCCACATCGGCGCAGGCCACGCCAAGGATGTTGCCGACCTTGACGACTTGGCCCGACACGGTGTCGGCGCCAGCGGTGAACGTCATGCGGTCGCCGGATTGAACGAAGTTGTTCATGATGTTGATCCTCTGAAATTGGTGTGTGTGTTTGACCTACCCCGGGCGCGAGGCCCGGGGCGGGTGGTTCATCAGGCGCCAGCGCCTTTGTGCAGGCCGCGGTGGTCGACTGCCTTGGCAGCGAAGTCGAGGCGGCACTTGTATTCCACGCCATCCACTTCCCAGCCGTTTTTGCTCTCGATCACGGGGCCTTCGGCGCCGTCGAGGTAGCAATACTCCACCGTGTCAACGGCAGCGCTGGAGGCTGCTGCGTACCAGGCGGTGGCGCTGGTGGCGTCGAGCACGGGCTCAACGATGGGCTCCACAGCGCTGCGGCCACCGGCGCGGAACTCGTTGGTGTCGCTCGGCTTGGCGGCCACGTAGTTCGAGCTGGTGAGCTGATAGGCCAGCTGCTCCAGGGCAGCGGGGACGATCAGGTAAGCCGGGGCCAGGTTCAGCTCTTCGGCCTGCAGGCCTTTCATCTTGCGCATGGCCGTGCGGGCGTTGCCCAGCGTGGTCAGGCTCAGGACGGAGCCGCCACCGGTTTGCAGGTTGCCGTTGTCGGTGGAGTAGTCCGCGCCGGTGAGCTGTGCGTACACCAGGCGGTTTTCCAGGCGGCGGGCAGCGAAGCCGAACGCGGTGGCCAGGCGGTCGAAGGCGCGCAGGTCGTCGTTGATGATGGCCTGGCGGGTCAGCGCCACGATGCGGCCATAGGTGATCACGCCGTAGCTGGTGCCGCCGTCTTTGACGGTGCCGTAGGTGTATTCACCTTGCTCGTTGACCTGCATCAGATCGGGCGCGCCGCTCATCTGCACCACGCTCATGCTCTTGAAGTCGGGCGCGTTCGGCGCACGACGAGCCCACATGGCGTAGGTGCCGGGGTTTTCTTCGTAGGCGTTGCGCATGCGCTTGCTGGCCACGTTGGCGAACAAGTGGGCAAAGTCGCTGGTGCCTTGCATGCCGGCGGAGCGGTGCGTGAGCATTTCGCCGGCCAGAGTCATGCGGTCCATGCCGCGGGTGTTGACGTTGTGGGCTTCGAGGAAGTCGCGGCCCAGTTCGATCAGGCTCATGCCGCGGTACTGCTTGCCGTTGTCGTCCAGCTTCACGTTGGCGGCCAGGCGGTGCATGATGGCCTGCTCCACGCCAGCCAGGCGCACCTGCATCTGGTCGCGCACGGTTTCGATGCGCGGGGCGGCGTTGCGGTGGCCGCCAGCGGCTGCGTCGTCGCGAGCCAGGGCTTCGAGCACGGTGGCCTGAGCCTTGCTCACGTCAGCGCCGGAGCGGATCAGCTCGGGGGCGAGGTTGCCCAGGCCGTGGCGGTGGCACAGCTCGCTGATCTGCGCCGAGCGGGCGATCAGGTCGGCAGAGTTGTCGACCACGGCAGCAGCGGGCGCTGCGGGTGCGGCAGGTTGCTGGGTCTGCGCCGGAGCGGCAGAGCGGATTTCTTCAGTGGCGGCGGCCTGGTTTTGGGTGCCGCCCGGTACGTTGGCTTGGGGCATGGTTTCCTCTGGGGGTTGTTGGGCGGCTGCCCGGGTGATGAACTCGCAGGGCGTTCCGCTGGGCTGCGAGGGTTGCGAGCGGGTGCCGCTGCCGGCATCCGCAGGAACGGGGACAAAGCTGATCTCGTGGGGCGTCCAGCGCACGGAGCGGTACAGGTAATCGGTGCCGCCATCGGTGCGCTCTTCTGGCTTGAGCACTTCGATTTTTTGGGTGCTGTAGCCGGCGCTGATGTGGCGAATCACACCGCTCTGGATGTCGCGCACGATGCCTTCCAGCTCGGGGCGCTCGCTCAGGCGAACGATGGCGCGGCCTTCGCTGCCGGCGATCCAGGCGCGTTCAACGACGCCGATCACGTCGCCCAGGTCGTACTGGCCGTGGGTGTTGAGCACGCTGGCGCCCGCGTTCATGCGGACCAGATCCACCGCGTCGGCGCTGACAACGAGTTCTTCCTCGTAGTAGCGCTCGCGCCACCAGTCGTAGCGGCGCACCTTTGCGCCCGTGGTGAAGACCACCTCGACCGTGCGTTTTTCAGAGTCGAAGGTGGCCGGCTCGATCTGCGCCGCGCGAATCATCTGCGGCATCAGGTGCGTGGTGTTCATGTCCATGGGGTGTGACTTTCAGGCAGGTGCTGTCTCAAATACAGGCAAAGCTGAGACTGTTTCACTCGGTGGTGTTGCTGCTGCCGCCCGCAGCGCTATCCAGCGCGGCCTGGGCGTTGCCGCTCTTGAGCGCGAGCAGCAGGGGCAGCACGCCGTCTTTCTGCAAGCGGTCGATGTCGGTCTTGAGCTCGCCGAACACGAGGTCGGGCTTGTAGCCGCGCTGGCGCAGTTTTTCGCTGAAGCTGGAGAGGCCGGCGGCGATCTCGTCGGCGTCGGCCTTCACGTCGTCTTTCGGGTTCACGTAGTCCCACTTGGGCGTGGACCAGTCGTCGCGGCGGTCGATGCCGCGCGGCAGCTTGCCGGCCATGGCGGCGAATTCGTGGAACTCGGCGCGCACGCGCTGGCACAGCTGCGGGATCACGAGCAGCCACTGCAGTTGCTCGATGTCGCGCTTGAAGTCGATGCGGCGGATGCGGGCGCTGCTGAAGTTGACCCGGCTCATGTCGCCGGTCATGGATTCGTAGGGCACGCCGATGCCGGCGGCGATGATGTGATGACTCTGGGACACGTAGTCCGTGTATCCGGGCACGGCCTTGGGCTCGATGGCCGTGAGGTTCATGCCAGGGGGCACTGCGGTGATGCCGCCACTGGCGAGCTGGCCGAGGTCGCCGGGTTTGTAGCCGGTGGTGTCGCCTTCTGGCGGCGGGGCCTGCATTTGAGACAGGTCGCCGCTGGCCACGAAGCCGAGGCGGGATTCTAGGTTTTTGCGCGCGGCTTCGGCGTCTTCGTAAAGCTGCAGGTCGCGCACGCGGGCAATGACCGGGGCCAGGCGCGAGAACCCGCGGCCCTGGCCGGGTCGCTCGGGGTTGTATAGGTGAATGACGCGGTTCGCCGGCACGGGGCGGCTCGCGCCTTTGCGCAGGCTGCCCACGAGTTCGCCGGGGTGTTGGTCGAACAGCCAGTAGGCAGTGACTTTGCCGATGGCGTTGTATTGCACGCCGTTGACGACGCTCGCGCCGTTGATGGTGCCGCTCTTGCTGGCGTCGAGCCAGTCGATTTCGAGCAGCTGCAGCTGCATGGGCACGGCCAGGCCGTCGGTCTCGGCGCGCGGGCGCACGCGGATCAGCACCTCGCCGTCGATTTCCATGGCGCGGTAGGCGCGGGCCTGCAGGGAATAGAAGTTGCCCAGGCCGTCAGCGTCGGCCTGCTCGACCCACTGGTCCCACAGGGCGTCGATCTTGGCGGCTTGTGCGGCGGGCGCGAGGCTGCGCGGGGCGATGCCGGTTCCGATGGTGTAGCTCACCAGCGTGCCCACGGCTCGGGTGATGTAAGGCACGTTTTGCACCAGGGCGCGGGCGCGCACGCGCAGCTCGCCGGCATCCATGGCGTGGTCGGTGTTGGCGCTGGCGCCTGCGCGGGCGGGCCGCCAGCCATCGCGGCGGCTGGCGCCTTCGTAGGCGCGGGCGAGCTGTTCGCGGGCAAAGCTGCGCACCAGACCGGCGCGCGGGTTGAACCAGCCCACCAGGCGGTCAACGATGTTCGGCGATGCCGCGGCGGCCATGCGCTGGGCCATCAATACCGCTCCCGCTGGGTGGCGAAGGTGAAGTGCGCCGTGCGCACCGGCTTGGTGGATGCGCTCTGTGCCTTCAAAAGCGTATCGACGGTGGCGCGGGCCTTGATGAGTTCGTCCACCGAGCGGTAGACGACGCGGCGGCCCTGCACCTCGACGCTCAGTTCACCAGAGGTAAGAGCGGCGTCAATGGAGGCCAGGTCAGCGGTGGTGAATGCCATGCCCGGGACTTTCGCCCGGGTGGTGTCTCATGGCTGGCGGGGGTGAGACAGATTCGGTGGCTTGCAGAATACTTGGTGTTATGCGGGCTCATCGCTCACATCGAATGCCGCAGGCGTCAGCATCGTCCATAGGTTCACGGTGCCGGGATGGCTCGCTTCCAACTGCTGCGCGGCGACGTTCAGCAGCCACGCTCCAACATCCTTGCGGATGCGCGCCACGCGACGGTAGCCGCCTGGCCTGATGCTTTGGCCCGCGCTGTTGTTGACAAGGTAGCGCGGGGCCATCTTGATCGCGCATCGGTCGTTGCCCATGTCCAGCTCGCCAGCGTAGAAACCCAGCGCCCAAGGGTCGCCAGGGTCGCCGTCGCTGTACTTTGTCGCCAGCACGTAGTCTCCAACTGCAGGCATAACTCGTTGGTCAACCGGACCAGCGCCGGTGTCTTGTGTGTTCATCGTGTTTCTCCTTCCGGCGCGGGCCGGTTATCGTTGGTGTTAGGCACGGTCTTTGTCAAACGGTCTAGAGACTCAGCCAATACCATAAGACGGTCCTTCACAAGTTCTGTTTTGATCTCGTCCATGGTCATCATCCGAATCACAGCCACGCCCCTATGGCTCGGATTCAGCAGGTGATCGTCTCGAAATCTATCGGCATCAGATTGCAGGCTAAAAATGCCTCCAACCTCAAAACAATCTGAAATTGTCCCCATGACGATGACAACAAAAAACAGCGGGTGTGTGCTTGTCATGCTCATGATCACTCCATCCGACCAGAAGTCTTCAAATGCCGGTACACCGTGCCCCGGCTCACGCCCAGCCGGCGGGCGACTTCGCGCGGGTTGCGGCCGTTGAACAGGGCGAGCACGCGCTGCTGCATGGTGGTGCCGTCTGGGCGGTTGGTGACGGTGCCGCGCAGGCCCTTGAGTCGGTTGCGCACGATGGCTTCGCCCTCTTCCCGCATGTCGGCCAGCTCGGGCCGGGTTTCGATGAGCACATCAAAGAACGCGGTCACGAGGTCGGGATCGCGGCCTTTGGATTCGGCCTGCGCGGCGGCGTCGGCGCTCTGGCCGGCGAACACCTGGCGCGTGGCCGGGCTGGCGCCGCGGGTGCCTTCGTCGGCGTGGTCTTGGCGGTGGGCTTGTCTGGCGGGCTTGATGCTCATGGTTACGGCTTTTTTTGGGTTGGCGGGTGGTGTGTGGCGGTTCGGGATCAGAGGCCGGCGGCTTCGCGCACGCGGAAGCGGATGCGGCGGTCGAGGTAGTTCTGCAGGTCGGCACCGGCGGCGATGCGCTCCATGCTGAGGCGGGGGGTGTAGCTGGCGGCGCGCACGAACATGAGCACGGGGCGCAGGCCGCGCTGCCCGAGTGATGCCCAGATGCCGGGGCGCAGGTGGCGGGTGGTGCCGGTGCTGGAGCGGCGCATGACCATGCGGTCGCCGCCCTGGATTTCCATGGTTTCGCGGCCACCGGCGACGAAGTAGCGGCGCCCGAGGCTGGGGCCGCCTTGCGCTTTCTGGCGGCGCGTGCCTTCGAGCAGGGTCTTGCGGCGGCGGGCGGTCATGTTGCCGCTGGATCCGGCCTCGCTGTAGGCCTGCAGGTAGCTGAGCATTTGCTGCAGGAAGGCGCCGCGCAGGTTGCCTTTGCCGTCGTGGCTGCCGGGGAACGGGATTTCAGGGATGACGGTCTGAAACCCGGCGGGCAGGTAGCCCAGGCGGCGCAAGCGCACCTCTGAGCGCTTGTCAGCGCGGCGCCCGCCGAACTCTTGAGCCTGCAGGACTTGCTGCGGGTCCACGCCGATCTTGCCGCCGGTGCCGGGGCGGTTGCGGGTGTCGAGAGTGGGGATGATGCGGGCGCTGAGGCGATCGGCCGTGGCGGCGTCGAGTTTGGGGGCGCTGGTGATGAAACGGGTGGGCCGGTCGAACACGCTGGCCAGCTCGCGCTGCATGGCGCGGCGGGCGCGGAAGCCGGTGTCGTTGATGGCCTTGGCGTAGGCTTCTTTGGCCTGGCGGCCACTCAGGCGGCGCAGCGCATCGCGCACGGAGTCGAGGTTTTCGACGCGGATGGAAAGGTCGAGGTCGGCCATGGCGGTGTTCACCAGTTGCGCCCACCGGCCGGGCGCAGGGGCGCGGTCGCGAACTCGCGCATCCCGTCGTCGAACGAGATCGCCGCCGACCGCACCAATATCCTGCGCCTATTCGGCACGCTCAGGCGCACCGACGAACAGATCGTCTACTATGATCCGGGCGTCGGCACCTTCGGCGCGGACAACGCCTGGTCGCGCGGTTGGCGCAAGACGGTCGAGATCTGGGGCCTGGCCACC